AACTTACCGCCAAACGTAATAAGCAAATTCTGAGCAGCAGCATCAGAATAGTCAGCCTCAGACCTAAAAGGCGCATAACCGTTAGCAACGGGATAACAGTTCTTAGCGTCAGTAATCGCCCCTGTTACTCCGGGCTGATCTGGCAACCATTCACCAAAGATTAGTTTTGTCTCAGCCATGTGTCAGTTCCAGTAGGCTTTAATGTCCAAGTATTAGAACTTGGGCTTATGTCATCCCATGAGTCCGTTGAGGCCTCAACTACAATCCATGAATCATTACTTGCAGGAATATCCGTCCAGACATTCGTTTCTGGCGTTATATCTACCCATTCCTCACCAACAATGTATCCCTTACCCGTTATTGTCGCATTTGCAACGATAGATGCAATACCTTTTGCAGTTACCGTCGCTGTTGCATTTACATTAGCCTCTGCCTCAATGCTGGCGGATACGATGTATTGCAAAGTACCCGATGCAGTTACAGTCGCAGACGAACTAATTGACGCACTACCAGCTAATAACAGACCACCACTAGCCGATACCGTCGCAGCAGAGCTAATAGCCGCCGTACCAAAAATCGAGTAGTTACCAATAGCGGTAACTTGAGCAGTACCAGTAATTGCTGCATTACCGAATACCTGACGGAAACCAGACGCCGTGACTGTTGCCGTTCCGTTAATAGCCCCTGAGAAGTGGACTATCCGGAAACCTTTTGCCGTAACCGTAGCCGAGGCTGAAATAGCCCCAGCAGCAAACCTAGTGACCGTTGATGATGAAGATACCGTAGCAGAGGCACTTACAGCCGCTACAGCACGATGATCTACGGATGAACTACTAGATACTGTCGCTGTCGCACTAATCGCAGCAGACGCAAATACCGGATTGTCTCCGGTACTTGAGAATGTCGCTGAGGCTAACGGCGAAAAACCTAGCATTATTGCAATCCGCTAATCTGTGACGTTGTTAGACCTTCAATTTGGCTACTTGTTAATGCTTCAATCTGGGTTGATTCTAATACTGGGACAGGCTCAGTCTCAGGCAATGCGTACTTGACCCATTCCTCGCTAGACTGCGACCAAGACCACTTGTAACCTTCCTCATCAGCAGGTTTAGGATCACGAATCACCCATCCCGGCGGATACCACCAGACTACTTCCTTGCCTTCAGGCGCAGCAGGTTCATCAGGAACTTCAATCCAACCGTCTGTTCCATCTGTCTCTGGCTTTGGGATAGAACCGTTTTTAGAGTAGAGCATGGTCAGTCCTTATTGCAGAGGGAAGGCTGCGGTTGGAGCCGTGAAGTTCGCCGTGTATCTTGCGTAGCCTTTGGTAATTCGTAGGTCGTCAATGTAGCCGTTAAACGCCGCAAACGCAGTTCCAGCAACTGAATACCCTATGCCAACACCGCCAGTACTTGAATGGTTACCTGCGCTTGAGTAAGTAGAACCGTATGCTGTTCCGTTAATATAAAAAGTATGGGTGCTGCCACTTCTTACCCAAGCAAAGTGATACCAAGTGTTTGTAACTAATGTAGCGCCACCACTTCCAAACACGTTACCCGCGCCAACAAAATACGCATAAATTTTTGCGCTAAGAAAAGTAATTACCAATCCACCAGCATCGCTACCGTTATTTAACAGGGCTGGCTGACCACCAAGCGCACCAGCATAAAACCAACCTTCTACTGTGAAATCACCAGTGCCAAATGAAAGGTCTGGCGTACTTCTGCCAAACAAATAATCCCCAGTCCCATCGAAGTACACACTCGATCCACCGAACTTACTCTGTGTCGTGCTAATCTGCGCGTTGCCTAAAGTCTCAAGGTCGTTCTTGGCTGTAGCGTCTGTGATGCCAGCGTTGGTGTAATTGAGTAGTAGCGATGTGTTTGTTATATTTGTTGGTGGTGAATTTGGAACAGTAATAGTAGTCTGCGATGGGTCATATTCAGATGAACCTTTAATTACCCTCGTTCCACACAAATATCCGTTGTGATTATTAGACCCTCCAACTCTAGCGCCAACAAGTAACGGAGTTGAAGCGTTTGATGCGATTGAAAACGACGTTGTTGTAGCGGTGCGTGAGCCATTAATAAACCACGAAGTTCTACCTGATGGGTTATCGCGGCAACATACGATGTGTATCCATTGACCAGCGACAGGAGTATGCGCAGAATTAAACGAAGAAGTACCGCCGTATATATCAAGGGTTCCACTGTTATTACTCGGCGCAAATTTGTATAACGTCCATCCGGGGCCACTTGGGGCCGTAAACTTCTCTAAAATGTTTTGCTCGCCAGATAAAGTATTGTAATACGCCCACGTTTCAATACACCAACTTGTGCTTCCTGATAAATCAAACGCCGAATTGTCTGCAACACTTAAACTATCTCCCGTCCCATCAAAGTACCCACTACCACCTACTGTAGCCGCGCTATACGCAGCAGTAGGCGCGAACGGGCTGAAGGGTTGGACGGATGGGTTGCCGTTGACTGTGATGGTGAAAGCGTTATCGCTGTTATCTAAAAAGCGGTTGTCTTGGCACGTTAATAGTTCAACTTCGGAAGCTGTTGCACCTTGGCTAGTTTTCGTTAATGGTGATGTGCTTGGCGTGAAGTTCGCAGTATATAGAGCAGTCCCTTTTACAAGCCTGAAATTTGAAATGTAGCAAGCCACCATCGTGTGACCGCCATCAGCAGCACCAGCCCCGATAGTAAACGCACTAGAGTTGTCTGGAACTGTTCCAGAAACAGTCGTTGTTGCTCCAGATGTTCCATTAATGTAAACAGTCCATACATTGCCATTGCGGACAACAGCAATATGTACCCATTCATTCTGCGATACAGTACTAGTCGTTGTTATATCTACGCCCCAACTTGACCCGTTTAGAGTAGCCTGTAAATTCAATGTTCTTGATGATGTTAAATAGAGGCTAACCCCTCCATAAACACCAGTACCTGACCGCTTTGAAATGTACGCCTGATAAGTACTAACTGTTCCTGTCAGATAAGTCCAAAACTCCATCGTGAATGAGGAACTACCCATATCCAAAACAGCATTATCAGCAACCGTTAGATAGTCCCCCGTACCATCCAGATAATTCCCCCACCCAGTCTGACTAAACGGTGAGAACGTACCCTGCGTAGCGTTGCCGTTACGGGTAATGGTGAAGTTGTTGGTAGACGAGTCTAGGAACGTATTGTTCTGTGCGCCGTTAGTACCATCTCCGGGCAGCAATAACGTAACACGGTTAAAAAACTCGTCTACAGCAGCAGCTATTGCGGTTCTAGCCCCCAATAGCATAGACATAATGCCACTCATGACACGTTCCCAGTCACTACGCAAACCGTACCACTAATGAATAGGATCGTTGCAACTCCTCGAGTGGCTAACGTCATCGTATCCTTGTCCGTATTTGTGCCAGCGATATAAGCCGTCGTAATCGAGCAGGTAATCGTAATGTTGCCGCTAGTATTGTTGAAGATCGAGATAATGTCACCAGCCGCAAACGTCGAGTTAGGGATCGTGATTGATCCGCTAGTACCAACACCCACAAACTCACCGATGTCTGCAAGTGCTAGTGTGTATGAGCTAGTTTTGTCCGAACCAGATTGAGGAACATTCAAAAAGCCCAACGTAACGCCACTAACATCAGGCAATGTCTGAGTAATGTTGCTGTTAGTGTTAGCACTTTGTAAAGTATGCGTACCCGAACCGCTCGCATTACCTTGAACTTTTAAGTTACTCATGTTCTTTCCTTAACCAAAAACCAGCCAATAATCATCCGTTGGGACTGTTACAGAGCTTCCTGTGCTTATAGTTATTGCGCCGTAACTCACAGCATCATTGCCGCTAGTGATCGAATACGCACCAGATACCGTCTTAGATGTCTCCCAAATAGGGAATGTCACCGCATTACCAGATGTTTCTTTGTAAATAGCCCGATCAGCAGGATACGTTACGAATACATCCTTAGTGCCAGCAGAGAAGTTGACCAAAGCATCAGAGTTCGAGGACTGTAGAACCACATCCCGGCTTAAAGTGCCTGAGCCTACTGTCCCGATACCAACTTCCCACTCGTTCGATCCAGACAGGTAAATGGCGTAATACGTTGTATTTGTGTTGCCAATACCCGCCGAGAACGACTGAAAGCCAGTAGCAGCACCAGCAAGCGTAATCGTCCCAGTACCAGTAGTCGTACTGGTTTCCTTTACCCTGTCGTTAAGGACGAACGGCATTTATGCCAACGTAACGGACAGATTACCCGTTGAGATGGTGAAAATATCGCCTGTACCCACAGTCTTAGCCTCATCTAGAGCCGTATGGAACAGCAGGTTTCCAGACGTTGACGCATCTCTCAGACCGATATAGCTGACCGTTCCCCATGAAGCCGTAGCCGTTGGGAATGTCACACTCGCTGAGTTCGTCGTTACACCGTTACTAGGCGCACCAAACGTCACCGCAGTACGAGCATACGAGCCACCAGATACCTCAGTACCAGTATCCGCATCCGTAGGGTCAGACGTATAAAGAGCCACATAAACCGTCGTAGGGCTTGTGTAGCTCGTGTTACGGAGAACAGCGTTAATTACAGCGTTCTCTAGATAATTTGACATCTCTGCCATGATTTACCTCACGTTATAAGACATAGACATAGGCTGACCGCTGTATTCACTCGATTGGTCAGAGTTCGTAATCGCAGTTACAGCACGATCATACAAAGCTGCCCAAGTCTGAACACGGGCATCATTCATTAGGTACGGCTCGGCTTCCGCTAACGACGCATATAGCAAAGCATCAGGATAATTAGCTAGGAAGATGTTGCTAGAATTGCTATCTGATAACAGCGGAGGCTTGCCGTAGTACAACATCTGAAGCACATAAGTACCGTCTGGAGATGGCGCTAGCTGTATCTCAGCGCCTAGAATCGTGTAGTCGATAGGCTTACCACCCTCTGTAACCCTAGACTCAGCGTAGAAGCTATTAGGAGCCTTGTAGCGCAATGTAGTCACCGGATTCGTGTTCAGGTGAATATCGCGCATCTCTAAGAAGTCTGTCGGGAGTCCAACAGTAGAATCACCGCCTGTAGTCGATGCCGTTGCGACAATCAACATCTGCCGAGTCCGAATGTCTCGACGTAGCCTTTCCTCAGCTAGTCGGATGAAATCGGGGATAACCGACGTTAGATCACTACGGGCTAGATAATTCGCTACCGTAGTCTTTAAGTCCGAATAGCTAGTAAATGGCATATTATTCCTCTAACTGCTCAAAGTCCTTCCAGCCATATTCGTATGTACCTATGTGCTTGATGTGCATCGATAGCTCATGGTCTACATACGTCTGAAAGCCCTCAGAACCAGCCTTGACGCAGAAATATACATCCTCACCACATACACCGTTAGAACCCCATCCAGCATCAAACCAAGGTCTACCAG